ATGCAAACAATGAAACGCATTTGCGGATTGTATGGTGTACCGCCAGCGATGTTGCATATTGGCGACCAAAAATATAACAACACGCAAACAATGCTGGATGAGTTTTACAAATCCACCATGTACCCGATTATTGTTAATGTCCAGCAAAAGCTCAAAGCATCGCTGTTTAAAGGTTATCCGAATTTGTGCGTGGAGTTTGACACACAGGATTTCTTAAAAGGCGCACCGCTTGACCAAATGAATTACGCGGTGGCTGGTGTTAATGCTGGAATAATGACGCAAAATGAGGCGCGGGAATACTTGGGCAAAGCGCACATGGATGGCGCGGACGCGCTAAAAGAAAGTGGCAAATCTGAACCAATCGCTGGCACAAGCGCACAAGATACTGGTGGCGGTGGCGGCAACCAAACGCGAAAAATGAACATTGGCAAATAAAATGACTATCATTTTTCAAAAAGTGGTAGGATATTTGCAAGATTACAAACCTAGAGGAAAGCCGCCTCGCGGCAGACCACCCAAAACAATACAAGACATTGACCGAACAAAAGTCGATGAGGTAATTCATGACAAAAAACTTGATGATGGTATGCGAAGCCAAGCTGGTCATGGAAGCGCAAAGCGCGGACAAAGAACCAACTGGAAAGATTGAAGCCCGTGTTACTACATGGGGTGCAAGAGAAGGCGCAGATGGTCGCAAGTTCAACTATCAGCCTGAAGGCTTTATGGATTGGGCAAAAACATTTAGCGCAGAAGGCAAGCCATTGCCAATGTTTTTAAACCATGCCGCTGACTCAATGCCTGTTGGTGAATGGACACAATTTGATTTTGATGATGAAGGCATGACTGCATCAGGTCGCCTTTACATGAACACAAGTGCTGGCTCTGATTTGTATCAAATCATGAAAGAATCGCCAATGATGTTTGGCGGTGTTTCTGTTGGTGCATACGCTGAGGAATATCAATATGTCAAAGAAGATGGCACACCAATGACTATTGGTAGTGATGACCCATACAACGATGGATATTTCCAAATCACTAAAGGCGGCTTGCGTGAAGTCTCCGTGGTGATGTACCCCAACAACCCAAATGCCAACGTCAGCAAGCTGGAATACTTCCGGGCAGACGGTACGGCAGATTTGAAAATCATGGAACAAGCCCTGCGGGATGCCGGACTTTCCAAGAGTGATGCGGTCGCTGCCGCGTCAACTTTCAAGAAGGTATTGGAGCAGCGTGATGCTGTTTTAGTGCCCAATGAAAATGCGACACTTCGGAGTGAATCTGACGTGGAAGCGACCACCCATGCTGAAGTTCTCGCGGCTCTTGAGCAACGTGAATTGATGCGCTCTCTTGAAAAACGTCTTAAAGGTTAATCATGTCTCAAGTTATTCTGGAAAAATTGGATGCAATTGAAGCTAAACAAGCTGAAGCTGTGTCGGCTGTAGAAGCCAAAATCCCCGCTGCCGTTGAAGCTGTCAAAGCTGAGATGCAAGAAATGGTTGCTGCTCTGGAAGCCAAAGTTGCCTCCGTTCAAGCTGCCCCCGTAATCAAGATTGCCAAGACCGTTCGCGGCGATGTCAACCGTGCTGTGCGTGAGCAACTGTCCAGCTATTACAAGTCTGGTCGCGGCGAAAAAGAACTGAAAATGTTTGAAAGCGTTGACCAATACGTTGCTTACATGGCTGAAGCCTCTGCGCTGACTGCTGGTGGTGACGGTAAAGGTGGTCGTACTGCTTATGACCCTGTGTTTGTCGCTCTGCGTCTGGGTAACCAAATGCGTGGCCTGTCTCGCACAGTGGCTACCGATGGTTCTTCGTACCAATTTAGGGTGAAACAGGGCAACGCAGGAACCCAGTGGGGATATGCTGTTCAAAACAACGGCACACCCACAACTGAAGACACCAGCATCTGGCAAATCGTACTGAAAGACATTAACGTTCAGTTCCCAATCCGTACTGCGGCTTTGGACGACATTGACGGTCTGGAAGCAAATGTGGTTGACGATATGCTGGCTGAGTTCGCTCAGTCTGAAGCCCAATCCATGATTTCCAACAATGACCAGTCTGGCAGCGGCACTACCGTTACCACTGGCGGCGCTGATGGTTTGCGTGGTCTGAATCAGTACCCCGGTGCAAATGCAACTTATGCTGGTGGCACTACCTCCGTGGCTGCTTTTGGCACCTCCGGCACTGGTTCTACAAGCGGCCTGCACAGCTTGGCTACTTATGACCAGATCACCACCAACGCAAACACTGTCGGCGCCAATAACGTTCAGTACAAAGACGTGATTAATACAATCTATGCTTTGCCACAACAATACTGGACAGAAAGCACCAAGTTCATGGTCAGCCCAATCCTTGCTCAAGCCATCCGTGGTCTGCAAGATACCAATGGTCGTCCGATTTTCAATTCCACTGAATCTCTGAACCCCAACGGTATCATTGGTCAATTGCTGGGCTTTGATGTGGTGATGAACAAGTACCTCGATGCACCAAGCCAACTGGCTACCGGCGCGGCTGGTACTGTGAGCAAGTATCCAATGTACTTCGGCGACTGGACTCGTGGCCACACGATTATCGACCGCCTGAACATGGTTATGCGCCGTTATGACCAGACCCTGCCCGGTTACATCACCTTCTTCGGTGAGAAACGTTTGGCTACTTCGGTGCGTGACCCTAACGCCCTGATTCGCTACCGCTCGACTGGCACTGCTGCTGCCTAATGGCATGATGGAGGGGGCTTCGGCCCCTTCCAGTTTTGCAACTTACTTGGACAACAAATGAAGACCATTACCGAAAAAATCCTAGACGGCATTAAGCAAACTTTGGAAACTGGCGAACAGGTCAAAATTGATTTGCGCGAACAATCGTCACTGACAGGAAGTGGTGATGGCAAAGGTGGCAAGACCTATTTTGATAATGCTTTTGCAGCCTTGCGTTATGCAAATCCATTCCGGCTTTATGCCCGACAAACAAAAGCTGGCGGCTCCAGTGCCCAATTTGTGGCAAAGACTGGTAATGCAGCAAACCAAACAAATCCTTGGGGCTACACGTTCACCCCAAACTCTGGCACACCCGGCACCAATACCTCTATCTGGCAAATTCCGACTCGCGTGATTACGGCTCAATTGCCTATTCGTAGCGCAGTTCTGTCTGACGTAAACGGTCTTGAATCAGAAATTGTTGAAGACTTAATGATGGAATTTGCGGCTATTGAAGGCGCTTCAATGGGTCTGAATGATGACCAAGCCGGAACGACCACAACAACAACTGGCGGAACTGACGGACTGCGTGGCCTAAATAGCTACCCCGGCGCTGCTGGTGCTGTTGCTGCTTCTGGTACTTCAGGCACAGCGATTACCAATGGCCTACACACCTTGGCAACTGTTGGACACAACCATACTTCGGTTGATTATGAATCTTTGGCTGAAATGGCTGAAGCATTGCCAGCACAATATTGGAATATGCCGGGTACTGCATGGCAAATGCACCCCACCTACATTTCCGCGATTCGTCAATATGCTCACGGTTCTGGTGGTTATTCATTGGTTGAAACTGGTGAATTGGGTGAAGGCCCAGCCGTTAACATACTTGGCTTCCCTGTGATTCCTAACCCATACCTTGATGCAACTGGAACCGTTGGTGCAATTCCTGTGTATCTTGCCAACTGGCCCCGATTCCTTAATATCGTTGATGTTGAGGAAATGACCGTGCAAGCAATGGAACAGACAACCCCCGGTTTTGTGACCCTGTTTGCGGAAAAGCGTATGGTGAGTTCTGTGCGTGACCCGTTTGCCGGTGTCCGTCTGATTGAGACTTAATCATGGCTGTAACTGATGTCTTGGCTGGCCTGCCCTTCGGGGCAGCAACACGCAATCCGTTTAACTATTCAAAGGTTGAGCAGATTGGGCGTGACAACGCAACGCCTTGGCTGACACTGGCAGAAATCACCAATCAATTGAACCTGTTTGATGACGAAAGCCAAGATGCCTATTTGCTGGGCCTAGAAGTGGCTGTAAGGCAAGCGATTGAAGATTACCTAGGGCTATCTATATTCCCGGTGTCTTATCGCGTCTGGTACGGTTTGGAGAGCCTTGCAGCTTCGCCTATCTCGTTTGATTTGCCAGAAGTGAGCCAGAACATCAATCCAACTTTAGCCGGTGTAACCATTACATCTGTTAATTATTGGAATGACAACTTCCCGCCTGTATCGGTAACGGTTGCTGTAAACCAGTATTATTACGACCCGTCTGGAAACAAAGTCATTGTCAGCACATTGCCAACAGAGATTAATTCCACAATGACAGCGCCAATTTACATTGATTACTCAACAGTCGCCAACCCGTTGGCTTCTTATGCGGTGATTAAACAGGCTGGCTTGTTGTTGCTCACGCATCTCTACAATAACCGCAGCGATACGGTAGAGAAGAAGCTGGAGAACATTCCTTTTGGTGTAGCCACACTGCTTCGCAGTTACAAACCTTTGGTAATGTAAATGGCAATCGCACGGTTTGAAAATATCACGGTAAACAATCTCACCTTTGGTCAATCGACCTTTGGTGAGCAAAGCACGACTCAAACACTTTGGTTTATTACTCGCGCTCGTGTTCATTCCGTGGCAAACAGTGTCAGGATTGCAGACAAGTACCGGGTCTATTCTGATATTGTTGAATTCACTTTGAACTACACGCCAAACACAAGAACGATGGTAAATGACCAAAATCTTTATTCCATTACTTGGCGCGGTTTTGATTGGCGAATTGATAATGTGCGGGAATCTGATGATCGTATGAATGTCAAATTCCTTTGTGTACGCAATGACCCTGTAACGGCTGTCTAATGGCAACACAACAAAATCCCGTCCAATATGCCAAAGCTATTCAATACCAGTTGGCAAGCATTGTTACGCCTGTCCCTGTATATGCGGCTTTTAACCGTAACTTTGCCAGCCAACCTAAGTTTATTACTTGGATGCTTCGCAATGTTCATCAGCCGGTCTACACGGGAAACAATCAAGCGAATAAAGGCATTGATACGCCAGTAATCCAAATTTCAATTTTTACCCAGAACATTGAAGATGGATTTACAATATCTAATCAGATTCTGCAATCACTTCATGGCTTTAGCGGCTTATTTGGTGGCCCAACTGATGGGTTCTGGATTGCAAAAGCAGATGTTCAGTGGTTGTATAACAGCTACGACAATGAAAACAAGTTGGCGCAAATCTTCTTGGATTGCACATTGGATATTCCAACATAAAACAGTAAACCATATTTTTTTTTGAAGGATGAAAAATGGCTATTCCAAATAAAGTTCTACCCGGTTTCTCGGCAACGATGTATGCCCAGCCCCTAGCTTCGCCCACACCTTTGACACTTGCTCAGTTGTCTCTGGTCGCCAGCGTTTCGCCAATTGCCATTGCTGGCAACATCATGAACATTGAAGCAATCCCTGCTTTCGGTCAAGATGATGCAGTGGCCTCGTTCTCTGTAGCTGGTTCGCGTCAATCTGACAAAATCCCCGTGCAGTCTGCCCCTACGAGCATGACAATTACCGCTGCTTGGAATCCTTCTGATGCCGTGATTCTTCTGTTGCGTGGTGATGCCTATAGCGGCACTGTAGACCGTACCTTTGTGGTAGCTGCTACCGATGGCACCAACATCATTTACTACTCCTTTATTGGTCGCGTTTCGCAATTCCAAATTGACCCAGCACCCGGCGCAGAAGCCAAATGTACATTTACCGTAAATCCTCGCGGCAATTTGTACGGCTGGTCTAACAACGCATAATTAGGAGCATTCAAAATGGCAGCACCAGCAAAAGTTCTACCCGGTTTTAGTGCATCAATGTGGATGCAAAGCGGCGCAACACCTACCGCACTGACAACCGCCAATCTTTCCGTGTGGACGGCTCAAGTTGCAACCATCGTTGGCACAGTAGCCAATGGCACAGGCGCAGCAGGAACAGCACTAAACGTGGAAGCAGTACCAGCCTTTGGGCAAGACGATGCCGTGGCATCTTTCAGCGTGGCAGGTTCTCGCCAGTCGGACAAAATTCCCGTTCAATCGGCACCCACCAGCATGACCATCACAGCAGCTTGGAATCCTTCGGATGCCGGTCTGTTGTTGATTCGTGGCGATGCAGCAAGCGGCGTGATTGATCGTACCTTTGTGGTTGCGGCAGTTGATGGCGCGTCTACCATTGCTTACGCTTTCAATGGTCGTGTTTCTCAGTTCCAGATTGACCCATCTCCGGGCGCAGAAGCAAAATGCACTTTCACCGTGCATCCCCGTGGTAATCAATACGGCTGGAGCAACACATAATGGCAACACTCCAGCAAGCACTTGATGCGCTGGTTTCTACTTATGGCAGTCTGGACGTTATCGCCCAGTCTGCCTCGGTAGATGCCGATGAAGTCGCTACAGCTTTGGCTGCTGCCGATGCTGATTCTGCTGAAGGTGTGGCATTGCGTGCTTTGGCAAAATACAACCCAGTCGTAACCCCTGTGGTAACCCCTGTGGTAACCCCTATCGACACCCCGGTGATTGAAGATGCCATTAGCCAAGCGTGATAATGGTTGGTACTGGGGCAGCAAAGGGCCATTTGCCACAAAGGCAAAAGCCCAAGCTGTCGCCAGGGCCGCTTATGCACACGGCTATTCAAAGCAAGGTAACACTATGAAATTCAGCGTCGAACAAGTCGAAACCAATCCAGTCGGTGAATTTGCCACTTGCATCCTTCACAGTGTGACCGGCACACATATGCTTCACTTGGCAACATTCAGCTTTGCAGAACATAAGGCGCTGGAAGCCTTCTATTCGGCCATTGGCGACCTCATTGACTCATTTGTGGAAGCCTACCAGGGCAAATACAAAAATCGCGTTGTGTACGTTGCTGGATGCGATCTGCCAACTGATGCCGTGGACTATTTGACCTACCT